ATTCCAATTCAAATAGAATGCAAAATGAGTTGAACGACGTACTTTTCTACTCACCACCTGAAAGATACTAGAGTCCATCTCCCTATGTAAGGACAAAACCAAATCAGCATCGTAAGCCAACTGCTTGCTCCAAGCAACTTCCTCCAACTCGGGAGGACGTTCAGAATGGCCATCCTGCATGGTAACAGCAGCCACATCAATAATTGGAACATTGTTCTTTACTGCCATACGCTTGAAAGCTTTAGACAGATTCTTAGCTTTTTCCGTTTCTGATTTAGCACCACTAGCATCATCAAACAGGCCGTGATAATCAAGAATAACCAAATCAGGACTATACTGATCAATCTTAGCCTGAACTAAATGCTGATCTGCCACATCAAGCCCCTCAGAAGTAATTAGATAGAAGGGATGCATATCAGTGAAGGTATCCTCAGCCCACTTCTTATACGAATCTACAACCTCTGCATTCGGCCTAACAAGGTCAGAATGGGTAAAGAACCCTCTACCATTATTAAGGAGAGTATCAATCCTCTGTGCCTCCTGCTCTTTGCTCATCTCCAACGAAATAACCATTGGGCGATAACCAGCAAGCCAAGCATTAACAGCGAACAGGCGGGCAATGTAACTCTTACCAACTCCTGTCCAGCCAAGCAGAATCACAAAGTCACCAGCCTGCCAACCACCAAACTCGGCATCAATTACCGATATTCCACTGGGCACACCATTGATACCATGATTCTCGCTCTCAGATCTAATCTTTAATTGATCAGCCCTATCCCTCCATTCACCAACCAAATCTGTATCTTTTAGATTAGTGACTTCTTTAACCAATTTATTGGCATTGGATAGTAAAAAGTTTAAAGCGGTCTTAGGACCGCCATGCTTAAGCATATCATGCGTATTGACAATTAACTCTCTTGTCTGAACAGCCATGGATTCTGCCTTGGCCTGTTCAATATAGTAAGCCAAAGGCTCAGTCGTTGTAAGATACTCAAAGTCAGGAAAATGAGCCTTTATTTCTGTCTTGGCTGGTATCTTCTTATGCTTGTCATAATGACCCGCAATGAAGGCCCATACATCCTTGTAATTAATAAAGACTCGACCTACATTTTCATTTTGACATTCAACGTAGTCTCCTGAATCTAATACTGCATTTAGTAGTTTAACCTCATAGTTCACTTTCGTTGATCCATTCTCTCTTTTGTCTTTTTGACAATTGAACGAAACTTTTCTCGTGACTCTCTTTCTGTAATGGCTTTCTGTATTATTGATGGCACTTCCATGGCGAAACTAAACACCAGAACAGGACTACCACATTTCTTTATATATGCATTAGCGCACGCTGTTAAGTCATCATACCTGTAGGCATCTATCAAGCTATCCGCTACTGCTTCTTCTCTTCCTAAATCTGGAAGAAAGAACTTACCGGCTTCGCTTGATAACTGTCTTAACAACTTTATCAGGTCTGCACCAGTTTGATTCTGAGACATCACTTACTCTTTTCCAAGTACATATCAACATGTCTAATCTTGACATTCCCGCATACACACCTGTCACTGGCAACTCTACACCAGCAGTATCCGGGTCTGTGACAGCACTTAATATACATGGAACTCTTACTGAGCATTCCATGCAAACGGCTTTGGCATTATCCACTTCCGCCAGATCATCACTAGTCCACCAATGAGCGTGACTGTGATCCCTACATAAAGCAGACAATTGCCAATTCTCGAATATATCACCTTCATCAAGCATTACCCTTATCGATTTCTGCAAGCTTTGCTTCAATCTGTAAGTCAACGGTTTCCCATAACTTACTCCACAACTTGTCATCCTGCGGATCACCGGCCATCTTTGCACCAGCATCTAAACGCATCGATTCATAGTTTCCCAAATTCTTGGTAATCCCAATCGATACCCAAACATGATTGTCTTCACCGTTATTCATGACATTCCTTTCTTGGCTTGTCTGAGTTTGTTACTCAGATCTTTACGTGAGTATACACGATTCTTCGACGGTCTGCCGACCTTTTGAGAATTAAAAAAAGACTCTATCTGTCTAACATCATCAAAAGTATAGTATCGGTAGTTGTTGTTACTATATTGAAAGCGGCTGGCGGCAGGCAGTAGGCCAGAAGTTTCACACTTCCTTATAGTGCCTACTGACCTGCCAACCATTTTTGCCACTTCTCCAATTATAAATATACGCTTACGAAATAAAGCTGAACCTTTGTAGTCCTCAAGATATTCTTCACCTGTATCAAGACGCTTAAATAATACCTTGCCATCTCGCTTAAGGTATCGCATAGCCTTAACGACTACATCATTATCAATATAAAAGCCCTTTACTTGGACATTAATTTGATTAATTATTCTATCTATTTCGTTCATTGATCAAACGCTTGTATATTTTTTCTTTGTCTTCTTCCCATTTTTCTATGTATGGCTCTACTCTCCAACCACATATCAAGCATGACAATTCTATTGTATTCCTATAACGCTGCCCTTCCAAAACCTTGCCACTACAATTAGGGCACTTAATGTGTATTTTGATACGTGATTTAGAGTGCATTAGCTTACCATAGAGGCGTTGGTAGGATCGCCAACCTTAGATGCGACAAGACTCTTAACAACAGAGATTGCAGCAGCCATAGCCGCCACTCCTGCCGCCTTTGCAGATGCTAAGTCCGCAACTGTGAATATCGCCAAAAAGGCCTGTGCAGCGGTCCAAACGGCACGCTCAATAATATCTTTATATAAATTCATATTTTTATCCTCCTAATCTTCTAGCCAACATGTATATTCAGCCGTCACAATACCCCTTTCGGGATGCACAAACTGTAAGTGCTGTGATGGTCTGCCTACTGAGGCTAGTGTTTCAATAGCGTATTCATTAGTAGACTCAGGACTACCTGAGACTCTACATTGGACTGTATTAAATGTCATCTTAGTTGGCGTATGCCAATGTCCCATCATTACATCTTTAAAGTCCTCCGTGATAGCCCCAACTTTCCACCCAAATATCTTCTTTTGAAATGGGTAGAAGGATGAGAAACTTCTAAACTGATCACCATGACATAGTAAGCAACTATACTCACCAATTCTGTCAATAGCATACCAGTTGCCTTCCCCTCGTCCATCAGGAATGTCAAAAGTAATCCTATCTTCATTCTTGTAAACAAGGTCCATGATCCTATAAAGCATTCTATCTGCATTAGTTTCAGGATCGTGATCTCTTCTCTGCCTACCGCCAATAGCGCCATGATTACCAATGACAGCGGTGACAGTTACATTCCTAAAATTAGCCAACATCTTATCAAAGAATGATGTCATAATTCTAGGTCCATCAATAGTAACCTGACGATACAGGCCACCATCAATCAGAAAACTCTGACCGGGAAATATTAACTCTCCTTCAACAATATCGCCAAGCACCCAAACATGAATATCTTTAACAGGGTGATCGGCTCTTTGGATCTCAGTCAGAGCAACAACTTTATCAGCATATTTATGAATTCTTTCTTCACAAACTAAAGAATTATAATCAGGTGTTACTTTAGCCAACTGCCAGTCTGATAAAACTGCTACGGCTACCTCTTCACCTTTAGTTCGCCTATCATTTACAGGCGAAGGCGTTGATGGCACCTGATACTTATCTACCTGATCTGTAACTGCACGATATACCGCAGATACTAGATCGTCCTTTTTAGCCTTAACCTTATCATATTCTTGAACTAGCTTAGTATAAGCAAGTTTTAACTCTACTTCATTTGTAATTTTTAAATCATCCATAGGGTTGTTCGGAATACCAAAGTCGTTTAATTCACGACGATGGCTGCAAACTATATTATATTCCTGTTCCTTTCGGCATCGTGGATCTGCATATTTTTGATTATGGCTATTGGATGTGAACATGATTTCACACCCGTCGCCTTCACATTGTTGCATGTCATCTCCTACATAGGATGGATACATGATATCACCCATCGGAGTCTGACTGGCGCATTTCGATAATATTTTTAGATTTTCCTTTAAAGTTTTTTGGCGCTCTGCCTTTCATTTTTTTCCTCATGTAGTCTTTATGTTCCATTGTATGAGTATATCCTTCACGATGAATTGCACTATGCTCTGATGCTGTACATAAATATATATTTTCTGCTCGATTATCTTCTTTTATTTCATTTATATGATGGCATGATTCCCAAGGCTTAAGATAACGACCTAAAAGATCTTCTATAACAAGCCTATGTTCGTAAACATAACCATGAACTTGACAAGGATGTTGAGTCATTCTAACTCTTACAT